TATACTTGAAAATTGGTATACACAGAATATAACATGCCACTGGTGAAACCGCAAACAAAAATTGAAAAGCGCTGGGTATATTAATAACATAACAACATGCAACCCATCAATGAGCGCCATTATGCTCTGTTAGAGTCGTTTATGGATGACCCTAACATTACACGGATGCGACAGAGACATAGATCGCAGCGATTTCATTACGCGATGCTTGTTCTTAGGGGGAAGATCATTTCGATGGCGTCGAATGATTATGGTACAGCTGCGCGATGCGGATGTGGCTACGGAAAGTGGTCTACGATTCATGCTGAGAAGAACTGTATTAAGAAGATTGGCGATTTGTCTAAGTTGAAAGGCTGTGATCTTTATGTGATGAAAATTAGGGAGCATGCAATCACAAATCAGAAGTACTTCTCGAATTCAAAGCCTTGTAGGAGTTGTACGCTGTTTCTTGAGAAGTGCCAGAGGAACTTTGGTCTCAAGAACGTGTTTTACACGAGCATGCCAGAAGGCGTAAATCCGCAGGGTGTTTATTCTGAGTAAATAAAAATGAAAGAAACTATTTTTGTTCCCCCCATTTTTACTTGCTGCTTTAATTGCTGTATCTGCTCATTTATTTGCTGTTTTAGCGGCTTTCGCAGCTTCTTTAAGAGCCTTGGCAGTCTCTTTCGCCGCCTTTAGAGCAGCCTTCTCGGCAAGCGCAGCAGTCTTTGTGGCAAGCTTTGCAGCCTTCTCGGCAAGCTTTGCAGCCTTCTCTGCTGCCACCTTATCTTTCTCTGCAGTTTTCGCCGCTGCTGCAGCCGCCTTTTCATCCTCCTTCTTCTTCTTCAGAGCCGCACGAGCCTTCTTCGTCTTGCTACACCAGATGAAGAAGTCCTTGGATCCATATTCGGGCATGGGCGGAATGTAGTTCTCATCGTGAACGATCGGCTCTTCAATAACAGGCGGAGGCGGATTCTTCTCAGCCTCGATCATCGCCTGCGCAAACGCCTCTTCCTCGGGCGGCACAGGCTGCTTCAAGACCTCTTCATAATAGTTGTACATAATCTGGCGCGCTTCTTCCGCCTCAGTCAGATCAAGATGCTTAATCTTAAAGATACGTTTCTTTGGAAGAATTCTTTCAGGAGAAATATTCCATGTCTTTCCGTTTCCGAGATCCCATTCAAAGGACGTCATTTGAGTGCCAGTAGTGTACTCCGCATTATTTTTCAATTTTATGTCCTTACTTTGCGTGTGCCGCCGCGACCTTTCTTGCCTTGTCCTTGTCTACTTTCTTGTTGTTTTTGTCTAGCTTTAGAATTACGAGTCATCAAATTTTTAGCTAACCTTGAAACTTTAACACTTCTAGCGCCCTGAAGTATTTTTTCACGTTCTGACTTTTCTGCTTGTGCCTTTAATTCTTTATTGAGCATTTCTTCAGCTCTTAAAAGATAAACAAGGATGGTTTCTCTTTCTTGTACATTGCTATTTGTTTCATTTTCAAATAATTTTCCTCTAAATTTTAAGATAGATAGTTCAGATTTAATATCTGCAGTCATTTGCTGAATCATCTTACAAAATGAAAGGATTTGAAGAAGTTCTACAAAAGTTGGCACAGCAGCAGCTGGACCAAGTGTCATTAAAACAGTCAATTTATTAACAATAGTCGCAGCAGTAGTAATAAGAATAACATTCATTACTGAAGGCACCAAGTGTTTTTCACCGATAACTCGGCAATATAACTCTTTTCTATCAAATCTAGAAAGAGCTGAACCTTTATTTGTTCTATGTGCCTTATCCCATAATTCTAAATTAAAGTTTTTCGCATTCTCCTTGAGTTCTCGTATAACGTCATTATCATCTGCCTTAAAAGAAAATTTCTGTTCTATTTCGGCTTTTTCTCTTTCTTCGGAATTATTCTCATTTTCACTTTCAGAAACCCTACTTAACTTTCCTGAACCACCCTTTACTGAACCGCAGTGTTTTTGTAGATCGTCGACTATAATATGTTGTACATCGGAGACAATTTCAGTGGGTTGTTTATTTTTCTTAATACCATCAATAAAACTCGCCATGGCTTTACTGTATAGAAGAACATCGTCTTCTGACTTAACATTTTTAAATATATCTTTCTTTATTTTAGATAAAGAATCCATCCTAATCAAAGCATACATTTTGCGCAGAAACCGGTCTTATATTTCCGTTGTATTGATTCAAAAAAGTACGCGAAACCTGTTTCAACTGTAAAATGTTTACCTACAAATTCAATACCAAAGATCTTTTCATAAAGTCCTAAGATGGCGCCGGAAAGTTGACCATGTTTGCCATCGTTTATAACTGATAGGACAAAATCATTCCAAGATTCACTTACACATGCTTCTGGAATAGGTGGTAAACAGAGAGACGCATCTGCCAAATAAACCAAGAATGTACAGAGATCCTTGAGTTTCTCTTCAGGAAACCAGTCGAAAATACGAAGTTCTACACCGTGATTGTAATGTTTCTTATAATTTATATCCATACCAATTTTATCAAGCGGCAAGTACCCGCTTTTTGTATGATACTGTTTATACCACCAAAAATCAGTCCTATACCCTTTAACTTCTTGAATAGGAACTGTGAGAATTTTTCCTTCTGTCATAAGCACCGTATCGTAGGTTCCAATACCAATATAACGAGAGGTTGCGCATCGTTGCGAGGCTTTCGTATAGCGTGGGCATAATTTGGAAAAGGGGTCCGCTGTTCCATAGAGCGCAATTAAGAAAGGCTCAATCCACTGGATAGATCGAATAAATTGCTTGTGTTGATCTTTAAAGAGTTCGGGATACAAAATCGGTGCTAGTCCTGTATCGTCCTTTTTACCCAGCATAGAAGGGAGTGTAATATTAATATGATATGTGCCACTATTGAACATCGCAATGTTTCTTGGATTACTATGAAAGACGGCAAAACCAGGATTTAGAGGTGGATACATAAGAAGACCTTTGTCTCTATAAATGCGTTTCTTGATGAGAAACGCATTAACCGCTTTCAAGAATCGTGACTTTGTATCTATAAGTTCTTTTAATACACCATTAAGTTTAACTTTATAAAATCCCTGTGTAATAAACTCAATGGTATCACCATCAAAACAGAATGTTTTTTCATATTCATCTTTAAAAATGGCAGGACAAAAGTTCTGTAGTTCTTTAAAGAAACTTTGACCAAATGCTGGGTTAGGTTTCGGTATTCTTTCGTAGGTTGTTGCGTGATTTCCACTTAAATCCATCTTCTCAAATGAGTGCCCATTAAAGAAATAAGGCAGAGGAACACATCCAGATGTATCGGGAAACAGTTGCGCAAATACAGTTAAATAACCTATTTTGAAGCCACTGTAATAATTTACACTGTATCGTTCGGGCTTATGGCTACTTCTTATTATAGGAGTGGCAGCGTAAATGGGTTTTGTAAACTGAAAATATGTCTCTTCTTCTATACCGAAACCCCAAAACAATTCATTTGATCCATACATTGTTTTGTATTTTTTGTGTTTATCAAGCTCTTTGGGCATTGCCTTTCCCTTACTACTTTAGTTAAAATACTTATTGAGCATGTCTGACGCGTGTTCAAGAGCGCCCTCCATCCACGCCTGTTTCAAAGAAAAGGATTCACCGCATACATATACAGAAGGCATCGATGCGTCAGGATGCATCGCCTCTTCAGACATAATAACAGGATCATAAGAACCAGCTGTCCAATAACTACATCCAGAATACCATGGGTGTGCTTTAAAAAGAGTGTAGGGAGGAATATCACGATCGGGAAACATTTTACCTAGTTCTTCCATGATAAATTTACCTAGGGCTTCTTCTCCTTTAGAATCCATCATTTTTATAAGAAAATCGGCATTATCAGCATCTGTATAGGAAACCATGGCAATTCCTTTCTTTTCATTTATCGGAATGAAATAACGAATTGGACCAGCAGAAACACAGCGTTCTAAGCCTGCAAACCAGGGTTTGCCATCCTTCAAAGGAAAGACTGCATAAGTCCGCAACAGTGGGCACATAACCAAATGTTTGAGCGCAGGGAAATGACGCGTATCAGGGCACGCTTTTAGAGCAGAAGAATGGAGAGCAAGTATAACCTTATTCGCATTAAAAACGGTATCGCGACATTTAATTAAAACTTGTGATTCTCCTTGTGAAAGTCCGATCATTTCACACTGGGTTTTTAGAGTGCCGCCGTTCTTTTTAAATTCTTTTACCATGGCGTCTATTAGTTTAGATAATCCGCCGACGACGACAGAATATCCTTTATAGGAGCCCATTTCGCCGCCTTTTAAAAATGCTTTTATACCGAGATCTGCGCGGAGAACGGATACTTCTGCTCTGTAAGGAAAGCCTGCCAAAAGACGCATCGCTTTCGCTTCACCGTATATGCGTTTTAAGAGTTGCTCAAGTGTATGTGTTCCAAGAAGCTCAGCAGGCAAATCACTAACCTCTTTTAGAACGGCTTCAAAGACACTTTCAAAGCGATTTACATGCGCCGTTCCATCACTTTCAATAAACAGCTGTTTATCTGAGAGCGGAAACGTTTTCAGATCATACTGAGAAAGAAGAGAGTGAACCATGGTATGAGAGTCCGATATGCGTGCTGCACCAATTTCCCAAGAGAGCCCACCTTTATGATAAGTTACAACACGACCGCCAGTATAATTGTATTTTTCAAGAATACAGACAGATTTTCCCTTTTTTGCCAGTTGAATACCGCAGTAAAGACCGGCTAATCCAGCGCCCACAATAACAATGTCAAAGGTGACCATTCTTATTTTGAGAAAAGATATATTTTATGTCTCTTTCGCCCACTTACTAACAATTGTAGTATCAGAATTACTTATACGCCCAATAATTTTCTTATCTTTGATCATTAAAAAAGTGGGGATCTGTCGAATCTCACAAAATCCAGCCGTGTAATCATTCTTATCAATATCGCATTTAAACCAAGTAAAATCTGAATTCTCAGTCATAATACGATCTAAATTAAGTTTCCTACATGCTCCACACCAGTTTGCCGTAAAATAGACAATTGATTTTGCAGGAAGAGGTAGCGCATCTTTTTCTTCTTCAACACGACCAATTAAACGTTCAAACATTTCTTGGTTGTGGAGGGGTATCATCTCTTTTGTCTTCGGAAGGAGGGTAGTCATTTCTGTCCTTTTGAAGAGACATATTTCTTAAGCCGCGAATTCCTGCGATGGCAAAGCCGCCGACTATGAGGAATCCGATAGAGATTAAGAACCAGGAATCAAGTGGTTTTACCATAGAGCCACCACCGACCATTGTGCCGACCGCTTGCGTTGGTATACCTGTAAAGGTTGGACCAAGAGGAAGAACAATCGGTTTAGACATAGCAGCTTGTGCATTCGGACCTAATTTTATGGGCAAAATAGGGGCTTCTGCTAAAGCTGCTAATTTCGTAGGATCAGAAAAGGCTGCCATTTTGCCGGCGACTTTGGCTGCGACTTTGGGCACAGACGCTGCCAAACCGGCAACACCTGATGCTGCTGTAGTAACAGCACTTACAGTTGACTGAATAGGAGGAACAACAGCACAGGTCGTGGCGCTAATTAGAGCAAAAGGATCAGGTATACCGAAAAAACTAAAAAGTGAGCCAAAGATTCGTGAAAAAATCGTTCCGCTTGGTTTTCCCATTTCTTCGAGAACGCTCGGCTTTGTAAAGTTGGTTGCGAGACCACGAGAATCCATTGTTGCAGTAAAGGGCGGAATACGAGGAACACCCTTCTCAAAACTATCAACTGGATTCCACAATACTGTACAAAATTCAAAGATATTCCAGAGAAACAAGAATGGAATAGTGAAAAACAGAATGGTGAGAACAAACTTCGCTATTCCGCCATTCATGTCTCCAGCCAAAAAACTGGATAGACCAAACGGTACATAAAGAGTCATGAAATACGCCATAAAGAAAGCGATTGACATAAAACTTTCACCTTGGGGCAAATCATCTTTTGATGGAACAAATAGATTCGTTACACGATTAAAAAACTGATAGGCTAGACCGGAAGCACCAAAAAGAGGACGACTTAATCCATATTCTTCAACATACTTCCTATCTCCAAACACTTGCATCATATCATAGAAATACCAGAGACCTAGCGTACACATATTAATTAGCGCCTTCTGAACAGCCGTTTTCGGCGAAAAGAAAAGAAGTTGATCTATGCCAAAAAATCCAGTGAGTGGAAAAACGGCAAGACAGACATAGAAAATAAAGGGTAAAGAGGAGCCCTCCCAGTAAGAACCATGTGTATACGGAAAATTATTTTTTGCTTCCGACTTCTCCTCGGACATACTACTCTAAGGCTAGATGTTCCTCTTTCCAATTGGTAAGCGCAGATTTACAAGATATTTTTCAAAGTCGGGGGGAAAGGACATGTGATTAAAGAACTCGCTAGGATTTACATTCTTTCCAGGTATATAAACCGAAACTTCATTATTAGTTTGAATTCTTAATCCAGTTGCATCAAAGTCGAGAATAATAACCGTGTTATCTCGTTGTAGATACAATTCAAAGTCATACAAGGCAAATCCCTTTTCCCACATTTCTTCCCATAGCCAAACAAGCTCTCGTATAACTGCTCCGTCGCTTAGCATCCAGAGAGGCTCATCAGTATTTACATATTTCATTTCGTATTTCAAGAGATCATTGCTCAAAGTGGGCGTTTTCAAAACTATGTATCTAGGCTGATTAAGAATTTCTTCTATGAAGGAGTGAATACGCCTCTGCGCTACCGTATCATGTGTGTTAGAACGTCGTTTTCCGATTTTTACAACACCAAAGGGTGTTCTAAAAATCTTACCGTGGGCTCCTTCGTTAACCTCGTCGCCGTCCATGATTACACTAAATGTAAATCAAATAGATTTCAATTTTTACCACTATTAAATGGTAAAGAGCAAGCCACCAAAACCATCAACTACACGAAGAACATTGTGATTGGTTGCGTAGACACGCCCAGTACAATTGCCGCGCGCAGGTACAGTACTTTGATTCATTGTAATCTGTAAAACAAGATTATCAATGCGACTCGCGTTCAAAGATCCACTCGGCTGTAATTCCTCTGGTTTGAGAGCAAAACTGTAGATATAAATGAAGTCATCGTTAGCTATAACTGTATGATGCTTCCACGCTTGAACAAGACGAAAGTATCCAGCATCTCTTTCTTGAAAGCGGTCCATGCCATCCAGCTGCAGCAATGCGGCGGACAACATATCAGTACGTGTACCGGTTTCACTGATAGATAAATTACTATAATTGAACCATTCGTGATAACTATCCATTAGATCACGCTTTAATACCCAGATGAGTTCCCGAATAGGATGATTAAATTCAAGTCGCAGGGGCACACTCGTCACCTTAGCAGGAATACCAATTGCTGATGTATATTGTACCTGTTCAATGAGATATTCGTGTGCTGTGCTTACGAAACGGCGTCTTTCTTCAACATCCAAGTATACATAATCACCCCATAACATCAAGGATGTTATTTTTGCTGGATTCACGGTGGTTGTATCACAATTTACTATAAGTTCACCACTGTAAAAGAGTTGCTGTAGCGGTCTTAAGGTAATATTAATACGAACAGGATGATATTGAAGAGCCAAGAGAGGTAAATATAAACCAGGATTTTTATTGAACCAGAAGTGGAGCGGAATATAAAGTTTGAGAGGACCGGGTAGTACTCCTGTGGGCGGAACATATCCGTCCACTTTTCCAATCATATCATAGAATCCCGCCTTTTTATCAGAAGTTGTCGTGAGATTTGACCAAATTTCCATCCATTCACCCGTGTGTTTATCAATTTCTTGCTCGCCGATTTCAATGCTAATTTCTTGTATAAGTGCATGACCGATTGAATTTACATAATCTGTAGCACTGCCGTCTGATGAAAGATAAATGGCAGGTAAAGTGACTTCAAGAAACATGGGACCGAGTAAGTCTCCGCGCCGAGGTACAAGACAAGACAAGCGTTTACCGAAATCGGCGTCGCCGTCAAAATACATCGGCTGACTTTCTACAGCAAAATTTGTATAGCGCCGATAGACCATTTTGAACCAGGTGATTTGAGGGTTTCCACTGAGAAAAACGTCCTGTTTTCCCATTGCGATAAGTTGTAACAAGCCGCCACCTCCAGTCATACTATCAGAGGAAAAGATATATGCTCGGGCTTAAATGCGCATTAAAAAAATTGTACATAGAAGAAAAGGAAGATGGATCCTTATATACAAAATAATCGTTCATATGATACGGATCTTTTGATTCTAAGAAGTTTATTCGCCCTCAATCCAGACACAAATCTTCCGATATCAACGAATTACATCATGACTACGGACGGTGCTGGTGGTATCTCATGGATAGATCCAATTATTTTTGGTGGAATTTCTCTACCAAATCTTGTAAGTACAGTTGGTGGACTTGGATCGATTAATTATGTATCTACATCCTACCTGAATACAGCACTTACAAGCACAGCACAGGGTCTAGCTACACTCAATTATGTATCTACATCGTACCTGAATACAGCGCTCACAAGTTCTTTAACAGGTCTAGCTACAGCTGGATATGTATCTACATCCTACTTCAACACCGTGCTCACAAGTACTCTAAATAGAGCGCTAATAAGCACAACGCTTGGTCTAGGAACAATCAATTATGTAAGTACAAGTGCCTTGATAAGCACAACAGCCTATATATTAGATCGGTCGAGATATGTTAGCACAGGTGCTCTTCAAAGTACAGTAGCAGGCATATTAGTAAACGCCGACTTTGCATTACAAATTGGTGAATTTAATACTGCTATGACAAGTACATCAAGAGGTCTAGGTACCCTAGGCTTTATTTCTACCGCACAATTTCGTTCATCTTTTACAAGCACCGTGGCAGGTTTAGGATCAGCTGGATATATTTCAACGGCACAATTACGTTCATCTGTTGTAGGACTAGGAACAGTTGGATATGTATCAACATCTTATCTTACAAATTATGTGACACTGGCTTTAGCAAATGCTGCTTCAACAGACAATTATGTATCAGTGACAACTTTAAACGTTTCTTTACAGAACACTACAAATGGTTTAGGAACAGTTGGATATGTTTCAACGTCTTACCTCGTAAATTATGTCACAAATGCCCTAGCCAACGTCGGTACAACGGGTAACTATATATCAGCTCCAACTTTGAATCTTATTTTAGCAAGTACTACACTTGGCTTGGGAACTCTCAATTATGTAAGTACAAGTGCCCTAGAAAGCACAGTAGCTTATTTATTGGATCCAGCCAGTTATGTCAGCACAGGCGCTCTTCAAAGTACAACACAAGGAATTTTAGCATCTGCTACAGTGGGTCTGACAATAGGTACTCTAAATGATTCATTGACATCAACAGTATCAGGTCTCGCTACATCAGGTTATGTATCCACCTTATCTTTACAGTCAACAATAAAGAATCTTGGATCAGGTGGTGATAGGGGTTATATTTCAAGTCTATCTCTTCAGAGCACGGTACAACAACTTGCGGATATGATTACTGGAGGTACGAATATAACTTTTGATGCTGCGAATAATGTCACTGTTGTTGGAGGGAATATAAATATTACGTCTATGGGTGGTAATATCATATACTTAAGTACATTTTTACAATCTTCTGTTACATATAAGGGTACAAATGGACACACATTTCCCTATGCGTTTGATAATACAAATATGATATTTTCAACGTGTGTTATACCGTTTAACGCAATGTCTAGCTTCACAAATGAAAAAAGTCGCATTTACCTTGATATTTTTCCAACCTTTGTATTTGCCCAGAACGGAGTAAGTCCTTATTCAGCAAAGACTCTTATTTTGCCAATTAGTACCTTTATACAATATGGTTCTCTCACAGCAAATGTACAAAGTTCAAATTTATTACCTTATGTGAATACATCGTACTTAGTGGCAAATACAGTTACAACTGGGTTTTCAAACTATTTCCAGCAACAAATAAAACTTCAGATCCCTGGATCTTTAATCGCAGGAAATTGGGCAAATGACTATATATTGTATCATTATATGCCAGATTCAATCAGTTTTGGATCAAGTCCTGGTCTAAGAAATAGTACAATTACAATTCAGTACAGTTCCACAAATTCAGTTTTTATCTCGGTTCAAAATCTACCATAAATGATCTCACAGACTAGAAGAGAATGTCTTGTAGTAAAAATACTGCAGCACCGGCGTCAAGTCGGAGGACGACAGATACAGATTTCATTACATTACGTACTGTTTATGCGAAATATCCAGATAATTCAACAATACCAGCATTACGTGCTTTAACTAGCGACGGTTCAGGTGGAACAGTATGGATAATACCATCATCTTTTGGCACAAATCCGTCATTTAATCAAATTATTACCTCGGGGGGTACCTATACGGCTGATTTATCATTTAATACATTTCAACTCTACGCGGGACAAGGAATCGGCATGACACCTGGACAAGCTGGACTTAATCAGACATATATTTATGCGAAAGCCTTTGATCAAGTGAAAGTAGTAGGGGGTGATACACTCTATGCCTATTCAAATGATACATTGACGCCTTCAATGACATTTGCCACAAATAAAAACAACTATATACAATTGGCTACAAATTCAGATACGAATACTCTCATTATAAATGGACCTATGACACAGACAATCAGTACAGGATATTACGGTTTTAATAAATTTATAATCGTGCCGACAGTCAGCACAATTCAGACCAATTTATCCGCATATAATCAAAAAACACTCTTTGCTGATTCACAATCTACACAGATTACATTTGCTGGAGTAAAAGATCTGATTCTGAGTACAAGTTATTCGACTAATCAAGTATTTTTCTCGTTGAGTAGTTTTACTGCCTCGGGTTATTTAGGAATTAGTGGCGAGGCATTTTCTGTTTATAACAGGCTACTCAGTACAATTTCGTCTGGCTTTGTAACTCTTTCAAACTTCTCAACTGGAGCAATTGCGCTTTCTACACTCTCCTTTTCAAATGCGTCAACAGTTACTTCAACTATTCTAGGTGTTTCAAGTGTATTTGGTGATCGGTTCATAACATTAACGGGTTTAATCAACGCGCGCGCCACAATTGCGCAATTAAATGACACAACAACTAATTTCCAGGTAGCACTTTCTTCATTTTCAACAAACTACATGTCATTTATTGATTATACCAGTTCAGCCACTGGAATATTAAATCAGATTTCAACAACTATTTTTCTAAGTAGCATTTCAACTATCTATGTCTATAATGGAATATTTACGAATTTCAGTGCAGGATCTATTACATATGACCCGAATGATATTAGCACACTAAGTACGGCAACAAATAGTCGGATTATTAGTACAGCGAACACTCTCAATCTACAAAATGAGGGAAATCTTCTATCAACATTTAGTACAGTATTAGGTCTAGGAACTCTGGGATATGTATCAAGTACGCAACTATTTTCAACGGTCCGAGGTTTGGGTAGTTTAGGTTATGTGTCAAGCACGCAGCTTACATCCACTGTCGAGGGCTTAGGGACACTTGGCTACATTTCAACGTCGCACCTTATATCTACAGTCCAAGGCTTAGGTACACTTAACTATATATCATCATCCTATTCTGATAGTCTTTTACAATCAACGACTAAAGGTATACAAGATAATTTAGGATCTTATAGTTATATATCAACCGCATCACTCACCTCATCACTTCAGTCAACGACGCAGGGTCTAGTAGATAGTTTAGGTAGTCTAGGCTATATATCAAGTGCACAACTTGTCTCAACAACGATAGGGCTCTATGAGACGTTTGGGCAGTTTTATCTAAGCACAGCAGGTCTTAATACAATTCTACAATCATCTATTGAAGGCTTAGGTACTATAGGATATATTTCTAGCGATACACTTGATCAAAGTCTAACTTCCAGTTTTAATGCTATCTTTACATATAATTTAATCTCAAGTCCGAACTTAGAATCAACAATCACTCATCTTGGCTCTATGGGTTATGTAAGTACAGCAACAATGTTAAGTTCATTTAATGGACAAAAATTATCAATGACAAATATTCGCTCTTCAATTATATATACTGGAAATAATGGATTACAAACGATGACAACTTTAGCAGATTATACATATTATTTCAGTAGTGCATCAGTAAATCTTGATGTTTTTTCTTCCTTTATTAAAAATACATCACGCATATCATTCGATATAAATGTAAATTTATTTTTTGAGGGCGCAGGATCAGGTACAGGTGCGAATAATCCAGCATTTAGCAACCGCCCAAACACATATTCATTTAGTACAATACTTCAATATAATACTATAATGGTAACAACATATACAGATTCTTTTTTCGGAGAACTTGGTTCAAACAATTATGGTAGAATGATAACACTTGACGTGGATAATACATTTTTACAAAATAATTATACTGGTAAATACAATATTGTTCACCGTGTAGGAAAATCTTTTGGTCCAGATACAGGTGCCGACCCAGCTGACACATTTAGTGTAGATGACTACACTGTCGATACAGCTCCTTATTACAAAACAGGTGTTTCAGTTCTTATGGCTTCAACCAATTCACTGTTTTTAACAATTTTAAATCCATAAATATAAAATAGTCGCATGCGATAGATGGCGAAGAAGACACTAGATACAAATTTTTTGAATCTACGAACTATTTTTGCATATAATCCAGATAATACAAACATTTCAAGTACAAAAGTCTTAGCGACGGATGGACAAGATGGCACATTCTGGTCTCCTCCTCAACTCTTAGGTCAACTTCCTACATTTAACGCTTTTGAGACAGAAGCTCAAGTAATAAGAGCTACAAATACAAATAGAACTCTACGACTTACAGCATCAAACGGTATAGGATTTACAGGAAGTACTTTAATTGGTGAATATTTTACACATTTTGATGTCAGTGGTTCTAGAAGTATTTCCTCAATTAAAAATAATCGGATAACTGGAAGATTAAATATACAAACATCTAGCTTCATATCCGCATATACAGACACAAATACAAACACAATTACACTGTCAAGTTCTAAATCAGCACCGGCTCTTTCAACAGGTGATCTCTATTTTCAGCAGTTGAAAGTAGTCTCCTCTGTTCAGGAGCCGTGTGACGCAACAGGCGATTCCATTATATATGGATCTTCTTATGATACATATCCTAGTTTTGTTGCGGTAAGCCCTTTAACATTTAGTACACTTATAACAACAAAACAAGTTTTTCTCTCAGCATATCCTTATACAGCCGCTGGGTTTTTTTCGCTAAGTAGTTACACAGGAAGTTTATTTATTTCATCCTTTTCTACAATTAGTACCTTATATGTGTCAAAAACCGATTTTTCCACAGGAATGGGAAGTGTATCAACAATACAGTACTTGAACTATTCAACCAACATGTCAACAGTTGTCAAATTATCAAATGATACACAGATTAAATATTTAAATGCGGTGGGTGAAACTTTAGCAAGAGCATTTGTAGTTCAAGTAACAGATCAATTTACAACATTAAATACAGGTCTTTCAACATTAAGTACAAATAAAACTTTAAAATCCTTTATGTTTGATACAAATGCGAATATTTTTCTAAATAATCTTTCATATACAACATCAACAATATCTACATTTGTAGGTGTTGGTTTTAATTTAGAACTTTCGGATTTTATTACATCAAGAATTATTGTGTTTTCCACTCAACTCTCGACACTAAGTACATCAATGACTACAAATTTATTACTAATGAGTAATACAGTAAATGCGAATATAGCTACATACTTCTTATCAACAGCAAGTACATTTGCCAACTTAGGTTATCTGTCATCTATATCACTTATCAGCACAACTAAATCCCTACCCTATGTTTCAAGTCAGGTCTTACGAAGTACACTAAGAATAGTACCCTATCTTTCAAGCCCATCGCTAGTAAGTTCATTTTCTTTACAAAATACATTCACTTTATATAAAGATAGATCGACATTTACACAAAATCTTCAATCGACTGTAAAAGGCATAAATGATAACGCTCCTTATATATCAAGTTTAACACTACAATCAACTCTACAATCAACATTTGTATTTGGAAATTATATCTATAATATAGCGTCAACTACACAAGGTATTCTAGATTATGGTGCTTTTAATGATTATGTATCGTCTATTTCAACATTTTTACCGCAAGGATATGTTAGCAACTTAGATGTTGCCTTATATTCCACGACAAATGCAATTTTTTCACAAACCTCAACAATTTCAACGTTAAGTTATATAAGTACTT